ATCAACGTAAAGCGTTAGGAATGACAGAATTACCAGAATATAGAAATCTTATTTTTAATGATCAACATCCTCCTGAGTACCGTCGATTTATTAATGACTTGGTAGAGGGTAAGGCAACTGAAAATCAAGTGTTCCGCTATACGGAGACACCTGCTCCTGTTCGCCAAAGCCTTGCACAGGCTATTCCTGAAAACAGGATTGGCAGGATTACCCGAGCATTTGTTGGTCAGGAATCTAGTGGCGATCAATTCGCTGTTAATAACCGAACTGGAGCTGCTGGTCTGGGACAACTTCTTGATGAGAACATCGGTCCTTGGACTAAACAATATCTTGGACGTGAGATGAGTCGTTCAGAGTTTATGAACAACAAAGCTGCTCAAATCACTTTATTGAACCGCCGCTTTACTGAGCAATACGCTAAGCACAGCGCACCTGGACGTTCTGAAGAAGAAACTGTACGCAGGATGGCTGCTGAACATTACGGTGGATCAGAAGCTGTTAAACACTGGAATAACCCTGAATACCACAAAGAAGGTAGTAAATACAATCCCTACAATGAGCCAAATATGGCTAAGTACACCGCATCAGTCTGGGCTCGCTACTCAGGCCAGAAATAACTATGTATGACCCCTTAATGGAATACAAGGAGGGAGCTGCAGACGATGAGGTGCTTCAACAGATTGAAGATGATCGGCAGCAAGACTCCAAAGATATTCAACTCTTAAATCAACAAGCTGAAGCCCCACGAGAGGAATCAGCTCCTACTACTCCTCAGCCGGCTGCTCAACAAGCTCCGGCTCCTCAGCCTGCTCCTGCTCCCGAACCTCAAGCGGAACAGCAGGAGAAAGAAGTAAGTGAAAACTTTTTAGATAGAGCTACTGAAGCTCTGCAACCTGCTGTGGATGCGTTCCAAGCGGGACGTGAACTAGGCATGGCACCTGCTGCAGGCACTGTGGATTTCCTTATTGATACTGTCAATATGGTTCCCAATGTCAACATACCTAAAGCGACAAAATATCAAAACCAATACGCACAGGCATCTCGTGAGCTGTCTTCATTCATCATCCCAAACATTCTTCTCGCAAAGACTGGTATCGGTGCTGGTGTAGCAGCTAACAATGCTATGAAGCTGAAAGTTGGACAGAGTGCGCTTGTAAAGCTGCTAGGTACAGCTGGTGTTGAAGCTGGTACGGGTGTCGCTGTTGATTATATCAACGCTAACAGTCTTGATGGTGACAACGTACAAGGCACTCTTAAAAAGCTTTTCCCTGAAACCTTCAGCTGGATCAGCAATGATTGGGCAACTATCGATTCTGATAGCCCTGAGCTAAAGCGTGCAAAGAGTATCAATGAAGGTGTCGGCTTGGGAATGTTCACTGCATTCTTGGAAGCCGGTGGTCAACTCTTACGTGGTATCAAAGGTACTACAAAAGAGACTAGGTTTATTGCCGGCACAGATACTGAAGAATCATTCTTCAAAGATCTAGAGCTTGCTAGCTATAACACTCCTGAAGAAGCGTTTGCTGACGCTGTAGTTCGCCAAGAAGAAGCACTAGATGAGGTTGGTGCTTACATGCTTTCCAAGCGGACCAACCTTGATGAACCTATCCTTGGTGTTCACGATGCATTTGACCCTGCAGAGAGTGGCGTACGAACTGTAGACAACATGGGTGTCATTGGCGCCTCTGTTGATGCTGTCCGTACACAGAAGAATATTGATTCCCACTACGGTCGGCTTGGCAGTGTTGTCTCTGAAGCTGCACTCAAGTACGGCTTAGAGGCAGATCAACTTCCCAAACGTACGATTGTCAAAGCAGTTGTCGATTCAATTAAAAAAGGCGGCAAGTACAGCGCAGAACTAGCTAGCGGTAAAAAGGTTACCTTTGATCAGATTGATGAAGCTGGTAGCAACCTTGCTGACATCCTGGCTGATCCTCGCATGGAGACTGGAACTATCAGGGGTATCCTCGATGAGTTTAAAGATGAATACCAGAAACTGGATGGTAAATCTAAGAGCCTTTCAGACGTTGGTTATAACGCTGCAATGAAGACTATCAGTAAATATCTTAGTGACTTTGCTGGGATGAATACGCAAAAAGCTTCTGCTTACCTTGCAACATCCATGGCTGGTCAAGTCTCTGACATGGCTGAAGGTGCTCGATATATGGAGGACACTCCTGCTGTTGCTAGAGCACAAGAGATGATCCTTGATCGACTTGAGTACTTGTTTGTTGAAAAAGGCTTGGCTTCATACAACAAATCAACCTCTCTTAATTTTCTGAATACCTGGAAACGTTTTCGGGATAATCCGAAGCTTGTTAACCAAGCTGCAAACGAAACCATTGATGAAACCAATGCGGCCTACCAAAGGATCATTGCTAAAGCAAAGAACTCTGCTAACTCTTTGCGTGCAATGGCGAAGGAGCGTCCTCAGTATCTAGTCCCGTTGCAAATGGCGTGGGAGTTCTCTGATGGCAGCATCGATACACTCTCCAAGCTCAACAACTTTGTTGAACAAAGCTTGCCTGCTATTGGCAAAGCGTTCTTCAACGGACAGCCACAGATTCCCAACCAAATTGTGCAGGGTGCATGGAGCACTATCTATAACTCCATCTTGACCAGCATCTCTACACCTGCCAAAGCTTTCTTTGGTAACACTGTTTTGATGCTTGCTAAGCCGTTCAGCGTGCTGGGTGGTGCAGCAATGGTTGGTGATGTGAAAACACTTAAGCGTGGTTGGTATCAATACTCTGGTGTGCTGGAGTCAATGCAAAAAGGCTTCAAACATATGAGTGAAGTCTATGGACGAGCAGCTCGTGATCCTTCTAGTGTGAGTTACATCATGCGTGAGGACATCGCCGTCAAGAATGACGAAACTATGAACGTCTTGCATTCTTATGCACGGCAAGCTGATGCTGAGGGTAACAGTGGTCCACTGGTTCTGTACCACATGGCTGAAGCACTAAATGATCTAGGTAACGACCCTGTTCTTAGATTTGGTGCGAACGCTATGACCGCATTGGATGGCTTTGCTAGAGCCGTTATTGCCAATGGTCAAGCCCGTGCTAACGCCTATGACCGCTTTGTCTCTGGTGGTGTGTCTATGAATCCTAAGGCTGTTAAAGAAGCCCAGGAAGATATTTACAACAAGATGTTCGATAAGAACGGAATGATCACCAACGAAGCTGTTGATTACGCTTCTCGTGAGATTGCACTAAACCTTGATAATGATGGTGTTCGTGCGTTAAACAACTTTATTCAGCAATACCCAGCTGTCAAACCATTCCTGATGTTCCCACGTACATCAGCGAACATGATTGCTATGGCGAACAAGTTCTCTCCCATCAGCATCTTCATGGATGACGTTAATAAACTTGCTAATCCTTTTGCCAAACATACCCGTGAAGAGATCCAAGAGATCCTGACTTCAAAAGGTATTCCATACGACAACTATGCCATGCAGAACTTCCAAGCTCTCAAACGTGAGACGCTTGGTCGTAAAGCTATTGGCACACTGACTGTCACTGGTGCTGTTGGTTTGTTCCTTAACGACCGCCTACGTGGCAATGGTCACTTTGATAAGGAACGGCAACGTGTACGTGGCGAGCTTGAGTGGAAACCCCGTACCTACAAAGGCTGGGATGGCAACTGGTACACCTACGACGGTCTTGGACCGATCTCTGACTGGCTTGCTTTGACAGCAGATGTAATGGACAACTTCGACTCTGTTACTGAGAACGACGTTGAAACCATGCTCAACAAGATGGGTTTCATCCTTAGCGCGAACCTGACTAACAAGTCGATGCTTGCTGGTTTGGAGCCTATGAATGATGTGCTGTCTGGTAACCCTGCTGCACTTAACCGCTGGGCTGCTTCCTTCGCTAGTTCCTTTGTCCCCTTGTCTGGTGCACGTAATGAGCTAGGTCGCATCATTGCGCCCCAGCTGCGCGAGCTTGATATGGAGTTCACTCAACTTATCCGTAACAGGAATAAGTGGACTGATCTGATGGACCCTAAAGGTGCTCTGCCATTTAAGTATGACTGGATTGACGGTAAGCAAGTTGGCTATGCCGAGAACTTCTTTACCCGTGTCTGGAACGCCACCATGCCTATGAAAGTGCATGACGGTGTAAGTGATGAACGTCAGTTCCTTATGGACATTGAGTATGACTCTCGACCTTTGTTTAACAAAAACACCAAGGGTGTCGAATACACAGCTGAAGAACGTTCTGAGCTATTCAGCAAAATGGGCGAGCTTGGGACTCTTAAAAAAGAAATCAACCGCATCATGAATAGTCGTGAAGCGCAGGATTGGAAAAAGACACTACTTGACGAGCGCAAGCGATTTGGTAGTGCTGATCCCACACAATGGAAAAATCTATATAACCAACTTGATCGTGCTATCCGAGTTGCTAAACGGGAAGCTGAGATTAAACTCGGCAACCTTGAAGAGATCCAAACCCGCCAATGGGAGATGGGTGTGAATCAAATCGACCAGCGACAAGGCAAACCACAAAGATTTCCACTCAGAAATCGCTAATTAATTAAGCAATGGCTGTAACCCAATCTAAATACACAGCGGATGGAAACACAACTAAATACTCTATTACATTTGAATATCTCAAGGAAAGCGATGTAAAGGTTAGTCTTAATGGCTCCAATACAACTGCTTTTACGTTAGCCAATGCAACAACTGTTAATTTGAACGCTACCCCTGCTGCGGGGGTAGTTGTTCGTATTTACCGTGAAACAAATTTAAATGAGCTGAATTCTGAGTTTTTCCCTGGATCAGCTATTCGTGCATCTGATTTAAACGATAACTTTAACCAAGCACTTTTTACTAGCCAAGAAGTTAACGATCGTTACGTTGACACTAACAACCCTGTCTTTAGTGCAGATGTTAGCTTAAGCGGATTTAAGATTACTAATCTTGCTGACGGTGTAGCTGCAACAGATGCTGCTACTAAAAGCCAAGTAGATGCAACACAAAACGCTAATGATGCAGCATTGGCTGCTGCTGTAACTAATGCTCAAGCAGCTCAAACAGCGGCAGAAACTGCGAAAACCAGTGCAGAAACTGCAAAAACCAGTGCAGAGACTGCCTCAACCAGTTCAAGTGGTTTTGCAACAACTGCAGAAGGACATGCAGATGATGCTGAAGCTGCTGCAGCCCAAGCGTCTGCTTTTGCTGGTGCGGCTGCTAACTTTTCAGCTGATCCTGTGTTTATTGGCATTCGTCGAAATGTTGCTGGCGGTCGAACAGTACTGCGCGTAGACTATTCAGAAGCTGCTAATACCACCAATACTTACAACCCTCAAAACTACAATTACAGGGACACAAGTACTTGCATGCTAACCACTAATGGTATTTTACATACTACAGGTAATGTTGGTCAGCCGAAAATTGCTTTTGCAACTGCTACTGATGCAAGCCGCACATCTGGTCACGTTTACATTCAACTTCACAACTAATGGCATTTATTGATCTCGGAAAACTTAAATTTAACTGGCAGGGAACCTGGAATAACGGCACAGCCTATGAATCGGATGATGTCGTATTCCACGGGAGCCAGACCTTTGTAGCAACAGCAGATGTTGCTGCAGGACAAGCTGAACCACAAGCTAACACTTCCTGGAGCCTGATGGCTGCAGGTTTTAACTATCGTGGTACCTATGCAGGTGGTACTACTTACTATCTGCATGATGTAGTTACTTACGGCAGCGCCCTTTACATGCTTGAGGGTATCGCAGAAACTGGCAGTCAAACCGGTGTTGATCCTGGTTCTAATCCTGGTTCTGATAACTGGGAACAGCTGACTCCGGCACCTGCTGCGAACGTCATGCACGCCGTTGGTGACATGGTTATTCGCAACAATGCAAACGCTAACGCACGTCTTCCTATTACGGAATCAGTTGGTGTCGGTATTACTGCACAGGAATCTCCTAAAGAAACGTACTCTTCTCGTGCCTTTACTTACACACTGAATGGTACTAACGGTAACGTTATTAATACGCCTAACTCTATTGCATCAGTCACTTACAACATTGCTGTAAAGGCTCAACGTAGCAATAACTATGTTATTGACGGTTCTGACCGTGATGGTGATATTAACTGGGAATACGATGGTACTATTCGTGTAAATGTCAAAGATGTTATTAGGTTTGATACTTCTGCTATTCACCCGTCACACCCGCTTGCTATTCGTGTTTCCAATGGCGGTTCAAGTGTAAGCACTGGTACTTATAGCGGTGAAGGTACCGCTTTGGTTACTTGGAATACTGATGGTGTTACTCCTGGTACTTACTACTATCAGTGCACAGCTCACCCAGGAATGGTGGGCCAAATCATTGTTGAATCAACTGAAAACCGTCAAGGTTCTGCTGGCGCTAACGGCACCATGGAAGTTTGTCGTGGTAAGACCTACACCATCACTTTGGATGGTCTAACTAGCGGTTTGAACTACAACCTGTTTAATGCTGCTGCACCACAAGCTGGTGTTACTAATGCTATTACTTTGGGAGAAGGTAACAGTGCTCCTGCGGGTACTGCTTACAGTGGTAGTGCCGTTACACTTACTTTTACTCCCAACGAGACTACTCCTGACACTGTTTATCTGAGCAGTGCATCAAACACTAGCGATCAGGTAGCAATTACTGTTAACGATCTGGCTTATGTTCCTTCTTGGGGTACTGCTGCGGCTGATGACACATTAGTTCTTGATACTCCTGACGGCGACAATACTTTGACGCTGGCTACGCAGGATATGGTAGCCAATAACACTTACACCCTTCCTGCAGCATTCCCAACAGGCGCTAACCAGTATCTGACTTCTGACACTTCTGGTATTACCAGCTGGAATGAAGTTACTAGCAAACTGCTTAATGTCCACAGCACAACAATCCAAGATGCGACCAGTACTAGCAGCAGCACTTATAGTGCAATTCCTAACTGGACGTTTACTCTGACTCCAGAATCCCAAAGCAGTAAGTTCTTCTTGCAGTGGGACGTTAAAGTTGGTTCAAATAGCCACGGTGCGCCTCTGTTCAAAACCCAACGTAATATTAACAATGTTGGATGGACTGATATCAACATCAACACTTTAGGTGGTTACGGTACTAGCCCTGGTGTTACTGCTGGTTCATACGATGCGGGAGCTACAGATAGTACATATCATGGCTGGCAGTGGGTTAGTGATTTCTTGGATTCGCCAAATACAACTAACCAAGTCCAATATCGTGTGGTATGGGCTGAAGCACAAAACGGTTCATACACCAACTACCTCAACATGGCTGGTTATACAGCTAGTGGTACTGACCGCGGTATTTATATGGGTCGTATGACATCCACTTTTACAATTTTTGAATTTGCTGATTAATTATGGCAGAAATCCAACCTATGTATGAGCAGGGTATTACTGCTCTTTATCCTGATGTAGTTTATTGCAACCGAAACGAGGATGGTTGTAAAGGTTACGATGCGGATGGTAATGAAATCCCTCATGACGTTGCCAGGGTTACCGCAAAAGCTATAGAACTCTATAATGACTTTTGTTGGCAAGTTCTCCGAGAAAACCGTAATGCGCGCTTAGCTGACTCTGATTATGCAGCTTTGGGTGATGTAACTATGACTGATGATATGAAAACTTATCGTCAAGCATTACGTGATCTTCCTGCTAACACTGAAAACCCTCTTAACCCTACCTGGCCTACTAAGCCTTCCTAACTATTTAACTATCCACCATGACCTGCCAAATTATTGATAACCTTTTAACTGACAAACAACTGAAAGCCCTACAAAGTGAATTTGTTTGGAATCCGTGGGTTCCATGGAGCATGATGAAAAATGTTGCTAGTGGAGCAGAAACAGGCCTCGATACCACGTCTGGCGAGCCTTGGCATTGGTATGCAAACAATTGCGTCTATAAGGCAGGTCAAGTTCTGAATCCATTGTGGGAAGTAATTGAAGAGAATTTAGTTACTCCTATGATGGAGAGAGGGATTATAAACAAAATACAACGAGCTAAAGTAAACTTCTACCCTAGCTGGCCTGAGATTAAAGAACACGACCAGCACACTG